TATTTTTTTAAGGTGTCGCAGTTTCCAAAAGCTCAACACGCCCGACAGCGGGGGGAGATATTAAGCGGTGGTAGAGAGTTTAAGAGATTAGGAGCGGGGCAAGGGCTGAGAGATAGCGGGCTGAGGGCTGAGATGTTTAATTAAAACCTGCCGATAGACAAGCAAGCCCCCGCAAATTTAGACAACTAGCCCGCAACGGCTAACCATAGCAAATCGGACATACCCGACAAGGCGGACAAATGCGGACAAACCGACCCCCCGTTGCTTAACGCCCGCAGGCTGTACTGTATACACCCACAATAAAAATATTTGCTAAAGTGAAGCTGGCTGTATATAGCCCGATATGTCCGTTTTGCCCTAGTTTGTAAGTGAGGTGTATCACATTTATAAAGATTTTTTACCAGAAAACGGGAAATGGAGTTAATTTCCCGCCTTATATATAGTAGGGGAGTAAAACGAACCGCTTTAAGTTTTACGACCACATCGCTTCGGTAAACCTTCGCGATGCCCCCTAAGGGCGAGTGAAGGTTTTACCCCTCAGTCGCTGTAGCTCCTTCGGGAGTTACCAGACAACATACGCAAGCGGCAGGTGTAGTGTAATATTATCTCCAGTATAATATTCTGGGCCTAGTAAAATTAAAAAAATTTACTCTCGGCGCTTATCCACAGGTTTATCCACAGGGGAGTTAAATGGCTGAGAACTCAGCAGATATCGGCAAGCGGATTATTCTTACATCCGTAGCAGAAGGTATGACAATAGAGCAAGCCTGTGCCTCCGCCGGTAAATCCATTAAGACTTATGAGTACTACCGCAGGACAGACAAGATATTCTCAGACAAGGTAGATAGAACCCGCCTAGGTCTAAGGGATAAGAACTTCGCATTAGGTGATGTAAATGAGATTACCTTCGCCCAGTTCAGGGATCGCTTCTTACATAATAAGACCTTCCCCCATCAACAAAATTTAGTAGATATGATTGAGGTTGGGCAACCCTCTTGGTTGCACCCCTCTATGAAGTATGAAAAAGGATTAGCTAATAACCGCATACTTCTAAACATTCCACCCAACCACGCCAAGTCAATGACTATTACAATTGACTACGTCACCTGGCAGGTTTGTAAGAACCCAAACTTTAGAGTCTTAATAGTTTCCCAGACTCAAAGATTAGCCGCAGACTTTTTATACGCTATAAAGCAAAGACTTACCCACCCACAGTATGAGGCCCTCCAGTCAGCTTACGCTGCCGGTATTGGCTTTAAATCTAAGAGCGCCTCCTGGCAAGCAACTCGCGTTACCTTCGGTGATGAATTGCGTGAATCTGGTGAGAAGGATCCCAATATAGAAGCAGTTGGTATTGGCGGTCAGATCTACGGTAAAAGAGCAGATATGATTATAGTAGATGATGCTGTAACTCTATCCAATGCTAATGACTTTGAACGACAGATCAAGTGGTTAACCCAAGATGTTAGATCTCGTCTTAACCCCACAGGTAAACTTATTATCATAGGTACCCGTGTTGCCTCAGTTGATTTATATAAAGAACTACGCAACAACGATAGATATCCTGGTGGCCTAGTACCTTGGTCCTACCTAGCAATGCCAGCTCTACTTACAGTAGATGATGATCCCGATAAGTGGGAAACCTTATGGCCCGCATCAGATCAACCCTTTGATGGTCAGAAGGAAGAAGAGAAGGATCCAGTAACTAATCTTTACCCAAGATGGAATGGGCGTAACCTATATAACGAACGCCAATCTATGGATGCTTCCACCTGGGCTTTGATTTACCAGCAACAAGACATATCAGATGATGCGGCCTTTGACCCAGTCTGTGTTCGTGGATCTATTGATGGTATGCGTAAGGCAGGTAGATTAACCGCAGGTCATCCTGGACACCCAAGAGATTTAAATGGCTTTACCTTTATCTGCGGACTAGATCCTGCGATGGTAGGAGATACAGCAGCTATCTGTTATGCAATTGATAGAGCTAGTAACAAACGCTATATCGTAGATGCTATTAAGATTACTAGGCCTAGCCCTGCTGCTATTAGAAATTTAATATTTGACTGGACATCCTTGTATGGTCCTAGTGAGTGGATAGTAGAGAAGAACGCATTTCAATCTTTCTTAACACAAGATGAAGGTATTAAGATGCACTTAGCATCTAAAGGTGTACAGTTTAAAGAACACCATACTGGTAGTAATAAATGGGATGCAGGTTTCGGTGTTGCATCTATGGCTACCTTATTTGGTACTAAGCAATTTGATGGTAAGCACCATAGGGATAACCTAATACATTTACCTTCAGATCAAACTGAAAACATTAAGGCTCTAATAGAGCAGTTAATTACTTGGTCTCCTACGACTAAGGGTAAGACAGATATGGTAATGGCTCTTTGGTTCTGTGAGATCAGAGCAAGAGAGATGCTCAACTATGGTAAGTACCAGACACACCATCTTAAAAATCCATTCCTATCAAAGTATGAACAAAGCAAGAGAACAGTCGTCAACCTAGACGAACTCTTTGCTGAGAAGGAACGTACATTCATCTAAGGAGTTAAAATGGCACAAAAGAAAACGGTAGATTATAGAGCTGGATCTGCTTTATTAAAAAAACAATTAGCAGATAGAGCTGGAAAAAAAGTAAGTTTTCCTAGTAAAAAAAATCAAAAAAATTTAATTGACTTAGGTGTAACTGTAGGATCTATATTAGCACCAGGAATTGGCGCAGCAGCAAAAGGTGCTTCTGTTGCTAAAGCAGCAAGAACGGCAATTGCTAAGAAAACTCCTTACGTAAAGGTTACAACAGGTACGCAAGGTAAAAATATGAATATTAATTTAAAAACACCAGGTGCTAAAAAATCTGGCTCACCAAAAACGGGAACAAAAGCAAGAGTTCAAAAGGTCGTAAACCCTAGACGTGGAGAATCAGGTCAGGTTTCTGCGGCAAAATTAAGAGCAGAAAAGAAAAGAAAACAATCTTTAGCAGTTCCTGCTGCTGCTGTTACTGGATATCAAGTTCGCAAAGAACAAGAAAAATCTAAGAATAAAGGTAAATAATTGTTATCAACTAAAGAGGTAGTCTCAAAGATAGATCGGTTGAAGAACCGCTATGCAGCTAGAGACCAGCGTATGCGCGATGTTCTTTCTGTGCGCCAAGGTGATATATCAAAAGTATATCCAGCTATGTTCTCAGAGGATTACCCAAAGCCTTTAGTTGCAAACTTTGTAGATGTAGCAGCCCGTGATCTAGCAGAGGTAATGGCACCACTGCCATCCTTTAACTGTGCAGCAACCAATATGGTATCTGATACCCAACGCCGTGCTGCTGATACTAGAACTCGTATTGCAAACTATTATGTTTCATCATCTGATCTACAGATTCAAATGTATACCGGTGCTGATTACTTTAATACCTACGGTCTATTGCCAGCAATGATTGAAATGGATTATGAGACAAACAATCCTCGTATCCGTTTATTAAATCCTTTTGGTGTATACCCTGAGGTAGACCGCTTTGGTCGTTGCTTATCTATATCACAGATTATTGCATCCGATGCTGAGAGTATCGCTTCCCAATATCCTGAGTTCTACGATCAGATAGTTGGCAAGACAGTTTATTCTTACGCTTCCCCTTACCTATCTATCGTTAGATACCACGATAAAGATCAAGACTTAATTTTTATACCAGAGCGTAATAACTTAGTTCTATCTAATACACCTAACCCAGTCGGTAAGTGTTTAGCAAGGGTTGCACTTCGTTCATCCTTAGATGGTGAAGCTCGTGGACAATTTGATGATGTTCTATCTGTTCAGTTAGCCCGTGCTCGTTTTGCAGTATTACAGATCCAAGCAGCAGAAAAATCTATTCAAGCACCTATCGCTATTCCACAAGATGTTCAAGAGTTAGCACTAGGACCTGATGCGATTATGCGTTCTGCTAATCCACAAGGTATTCGTAGAGTTCCACTAGAACTACCAGCAGGAGTCTTTACAGAGTCAGGTGTACTAGAGCGTGAGTTAAGATTGGGTTCTCGCTACCCTGAATCTCGTTCAGGTAATATTGATGCCTCTGTTGTTACAGGTCGTGGAGTACAAGCATTACAAGCTGGCTTTGATACACAAGTTAAAGCAGCACAAGCACAGTTCGCTAGATTATTCCAAGAGTTAACCTCACTTTGCTTTGAAGTAGATGAGATTGTCTTTGGTAATATGACCAAGACTATTAAGGGAACCGATGACGGTACACCTTATACAATGAAGTACACACCATCTCGTGATATTAAAGGCGAGTATGGCGTAGATGTACGTTACGGCATTATGTCTGGTATGGATCCTAACCGTGCCATCATTGCATTACTACAAATGCGTAGCGATAAGTTAGTGTCCCGTGATTATGTTCGCCGAGAAATACCAATGGAGTTAAATGTTACGCAAGAAGAACAAAGAGTTGACATTGAAGAAATGCGTGATTCTCTTAGGGTTGCTGTTGCTCAGTATGCACAAGCTATTCCCGCACTTGCTGCCCAAGGTCAAGACCCATCTCAAATCATTACGAGAATTGCCGAAGTAATCCAAGGCAGACAAAAAGGTTTCCAATTAGAAACTATTATAGAAAAAGCATTTGCACCAGAACCACAGCCAGTAGCACCAACAGCACCGGCACTTCCAGAACA